CGAAGGCCGGTATCCACGGCAGGAGTGGGTCCCGGCCTTCCCCACGGAACAAGTCCGTGGGCTGAAGGCCCACGGGGCGACGCGATCGGAGATATCGCGAACTTCCGAATCGGGACACTAGGAGCGAAATCTATGAAGGCCAGAAGGCCGCACCGGCTCACACACATTGCCGATCCGGTGTTCTTCACGGACAGACAGTCCGTCGCAATCAGGATCGTCGCGACCGGCGGCACGTTCGACTGACGAGTGGTCGCCAGCCGTCGCCGGCTCGGGTGCGCTGTGTTCTCATGCGCGGGCCTCGCGCGGCACCACGCCTCGCCCGCTACAGGAAGGGCAGGTTTCCTTGAGCGGCGCGGTCATTTCCGCGAAAACCATTCGACCAGATTGTGGCCGGCGTCGCTAAAAATTAGCGCGAGGGCGGCTAATATAGATAACAGGCCGAGGCTCACCCGGCGAATTGAAATAAAGGTGTCGACCGGCTTTCTGATGCGCTCCAGCGTCGACCTCATCCCGTCTAAACAGGTGTGAATTTTAGAGAGGTTTTCGGTGTCGACCGCCAAGTGTTTCTCGAACATACGCTGATGTTCGGCGGTCGAGGCCTCAATTCGAATCCGGTAATCCGCCGCCTCGCGGCGAAAGTCGTTGAACCCACGTGAGAGCTCTTGCAGCATCCCTTCCACGCGCCCTAGGCTGCGCTGCAGCCCCGGGTCGCCGTCCGGTGTTGATCTTTCAGGCATCGGTTTCCCTATCGCTACCGTCTTAGCCCCCTTGGGGCACGGCCATCGTCGGCGCGCCGAGCTGCGGCGCATCAGCGGGCGTCACAGCGTGCCCGCAAGGGTCCAGGCGAGGTTGGCGAGGGTCGCGTCCGGCGAGGCCGGCGCGACGATGGTCAGCACGTCGCCGCCGGCGAAACTGGTCGCGGTGGTCATCGTAAAGCTGGCGCTCGTCCCACTGGCGGCGTAGTCCATCGTGCCGACCGTCGACCCGTTCTTCTTGATGGTAAAGCTGGCGGAAGCGGTCGCCGCTGTGCCGGCGGCCCCATAGCTGCCGGCGAGCCCGGCCGGCAAGGTGACCGGCGTGGCGAAGATGTAACGCTCGATCACCTGGCTGGCGCCGGGGCTCGCAACCCAAGAGCCGGAGACATAGGCCGGGCCCTGCACCGCGCCGTCGCCGGTCAGGGTGTAGTCGGTCGGCGTCAGCCCGGAGAGGCTCTGCAAGGCCTGCCCGAAGGTGTTGAAGGCCGGCAGCTTTACATGGATCGTCTGGCCGATGAAGCTCGCGGGATAGCGGTAGCGGAAGAGGGACGGGTCGTTTGGACCGAAGCGCGCAAAGTTCGCGCCCGAGGAATGGCTGCCGATCGGCGTGCCGTAGGCCCCGCGTCGCAGATAGGTCAGATCGTATTTGTAGGCAGCGGTGAGGGTCGCGGTCTCGTAGCTGACCAGCTCGCCGTCGCAATAGGATAAGGTCACGAGATTGTCGGCATCGGCCAGGGTCGCGGACAAGAGCTGCCCGTGGCTTTCGGTCAGGTCGACCGAAAGCGTGTCGGCGCTGTCGGGGTCGGCATGGCTCGGCAAATTCGCGGTCAAGACGCCCTGGCGCGCGCCCTTGTAGATCGTGCCGGCCAGCGCGTAGGTATTACCGTCGCTCGACACCCAGACCTGGCAGCCGCCCCAGTTCACCCCGCCGGAGGCGATCAGCCAGACCTCGAGGTCGCCGGCCGACAATCCGGCCGGCGGCTCGAAGATGATCGGCGCGTTGGTGTCGCCCGGCGCGACCAGCATGTCGGGGCCGGACCCGGCCGTCGTCAGCTTCGGATACAGCGTCGCCGTGCCGACCCCGATCGGGGTAATGGTGCCGGTCATCAGGAATCAGGATTCAGAAGACAGGGATCAGGAATCAAGAAGGGCACAGAGCGAGATGTCACGTTCTTGACCCCTGATTCCTGATCCCTGATCCCTGGCTCACGGCGTCACTCCCGGGATCTCTTCGGCGGTGATGGTGAGTTCGCCGTTGTCGTCCTCGTCGATCTGGGTGATGCGCACCGCCGCGCCGCTGAGGCCCAGGGTCGCATCGGTCAGCAGCACGATATCCATCGGTTCCAACAGCGAGTAGCGCCAGCCAAGCTTCCATTTATAGGTGTTGCGGATATAGGCCTTGCGCTGAAGCTGAAGCTGCGCCGAGAACGTCGCGCTGGTCGGGTTGGTGAATCCGTGGGCCTGGACCGACGGCTCGCTCCTGAGACCGTACTGGTCGATAAGGCCCTGGTCCCATACCGGCAGGATCTGCGGGTTGTAGTGGTTGGCGCCGTCCATGTACTCGATGCTGAGCCAATTGGTCGCCTGGGCCGGGTCGCTGCGGGTCAGCATGACCGGGTCGCTGCCCCCGCCGAAATCGAGGAAATCGGCATCGGCGAGGCTGTATTGCCAGGTCAGGTTGGGCGTCCAGGCCGCACCGTTGGCACTGAGCGCGATGTCGCCGTAGGGGATGATCTTTAGCAGGCCGCCCGACCACACCACCGCCACGACAGCGAGCTGGGCAATCTCCTCGACCCAGCGCGCGCAAGGCTGCTGGCGGTCGAGCAGCAATGACATCGCGAGCTGCCCCGCCTGGCAGTAGGTGGCGAAATCGGCGATCGAGCCGGCGGTGTCGAGGTTGGCGGCCGGAAACCCGGCGCCGTAGCGCGTATTGGTCAAGAGATCCGTGACGATCGAGGCCGGGTTCGCGTCGCCCGGAAAACCCGAGCCGACCGTGCCGACCTCGAACCCGGTGACCTCGACCGAGAAGTTAGGCAGTGCCGGGCTCGATCCCAATTGCAGCGGCGTGCCGGTGAGGTAGCAGGTGCCGGAATAGCCCAGAACCAGTGTATTCGTGTCGGAGCTGGCAAAGACGGGATCAGACGACTGGCCGTCAGTGCCGGCATAGCCGTTGACGCCGACGCCGTTGAAGCCGGCGACACTGCCGTTCGCCCAGACCCGGTTGTTACCGGAAAAGCCGAGCGGGGCGCCAGTGAACGCCCCCGGCCCCTGGCACAGTCCGAACGCGACATCGGCCGAATAATTGGCGCTCGAGCCCTTCTTGCCGCCCGAACTGCCGAGTCCCTTGCCGCCCTTCGAGGTGCTCCCGAAGCCTTGCTGGCCCCAGAACTCGATCAGATTGATCGAGACCCGCTGCGTGCCGTAGCAGATCGGAACCGGGCTGCCGGCTTGGCTGGTGTTGTAGCGCAACGAGGCGAGCGTCGCCGGCTTGAAGGCGTTGCTGAAAGGGGTCGGGCCACCGCCCTTGCCACCCGGGAAATCGGACATTTCAGTTCACCACGAAGACACGAAGGTCACGAAGAAGGTTTTCTCGCCTCGCGCCAGATATCGGCCGCGGTATCGAGCAGGGGAATTCCATTTTCGATATCCAATCCGAAACGATCCTTTTCCTTCGTGACCCCAATGGGCCTTGGCGTGTCTTCGTGGTTCAAAAATGGGCTGAAAAATCGCACCGGACGGTCCTTCAGCGGCAGCAAGGTCGCGTCGCCCCACACGACGCCGATCGCCCAATAGGCATGGACCAGCCGCGGTCACTCGACGACGATCGTCCCATGCGAGAACACCCGGCCGAACTTGAACAGTGCTATGTCGCCTGGCAGCGGCGCCCCCTCAATCGGCCGCGCATAGCCGAGCAATCCCTCCATGTAGCGCTCGGCGTCGCGGTGCATGTGCCAATCGGCCGGATAATGCGGCACCGCAATATGGCCGACCACACCAGCGCGCTCGTACACCTCGGCCAGCATCATCAGGCAGTCGACGCCGGCGCCCTTGACCCGGGCCTCGTGGTGGAACGGCGTGCCGATCCAGCTCTGCGCCTCCTCGACCACGGCGGACCGCCGGACAGCCGCACCGCCCATGGCTAGACCGCGAGCTCCGGCGGCGGAATATAGGGAAAGCCGCCGTTCCGCCCCAGGTTCTGATACGTGCCGTTGCAGGTCGCCATGGTGTGGTCGCAGCCCGGCAATACCGTGAAGGTGTCGCCGATCGCGATTGGGAACAGAAACGCCTTGAAGAGGCCGATCTGCGAGCCGCTGCCGAGATTGGCGATCGTGCGGCGGTAGCCGGTGTTGGCGCCAGTCGCGCCGGTGATCGTCCCCTCGTTATAGATCGCGGCGACCGCGCCGGTGCAGGTGATCAGCCCTTGCGTGCTGCCGGCATCGGCGGTGACCGTCGCCTGGCCGTTGCCGGTCGAGGTGCCGAGCGCGTTCTTGCCGGCCACCCGGTCATAGCCGCACATTGCATCGCCGAAAATATGCGTACAGGCCGCGCCATAGAGCCGACGCGGCATCTGCTGGATCGCCAAGAGATTCATCAGCGACTTGACCTTGATCGCGATCTTCGAGCGTCCGACATCGCAATCGGCGACCCGGCCGTAGAACCACAACAACGTGCCAAGGCTGGTATCGAGCGCGCCCGAGCCCGATGCCTGCGGCGGCGCGAACAGACGGTCGAGCTCGACCGTCGCGCCGTCGAAGATCCCGAGCCGCACCGCCTCGGCGATCGGGAAAGTGCCGACCAGATCGTTCGCACCGGCGATGATTTCGATGTCGAGCTCGGCCGGCTGGACGCCAATCTTGGTCGTGACCTTCGAGCGCCCGAAGCGCGGGCCCAGCGCGAAGGTATGATCGGCGCCGTGGTTGATGCTACCGACCGGGAACCCGGCGGCCGGGACGGTCAGCGCCATGTCGTAGCCCGACCAGCGCAACACCTCGCCCGAGGTCAGTGCGAAGGTGTAGAGATCGACCTGCATGATAGCGAGATTGGCGGGACTGTTGAGATAGGTCGAAAGCGCGCTGGAACACGGTCTCATCGGCCATTGCCTCGGCGGATTGCATCCGCCCTACGGTAGAGCGGATAAGCGAAGCGCCATCCGCTGCCTCTCATGACAGCACCGATTGCAGTTTGATCTGCTTCAATGACCAGAGCTGGTACATGAAGTTCTCGAATTCGGCGGTATCGTCGGCGAACCGCACCCGGAAATAATAGGTGAAGTCTGCCGTGATCGCCTGGCCGGTCGGCGGCGCCGTCGTGAAGGTGACGAGACCTGTCGTCGCGTCGACGGCATAGCCCGAAGCCGATTGCAGGACCCCGTTGAAATAGATCGCGCTGACGACGTTGGGGGCGACGACCGGTTCGGTAAAGCCGCCGAATGTCCGCACCAGCTGAAACACCGTCGTGCTCGAATCTCCGGTGCCGATCGATTGCCCGGTGACGCTGTCGTCGGTCGTATCGTCGAACAGGAAGGGCGCAAATGCACCCTGCTGTTGCAGAAAGAAGCCCGCGAGGGTGCGCAGCTCGTCATAGCCAACGCCAAGCCCCCCGGCGCCGCGCGCGTCATGCTTGTCGCGCAGGAGCACATAGGTGAGGGTCCAGGTCCAACTCGGATAGGACTGGTCGAGAACCCGCAACTCGCGCCCGGATATCGCCTTCTGGATGCGGGTCGCAAAACGCGGCGCCTTCGAGACCGACCAACCAAGGCCGGGAAGGGCGGGAAAGATCACGGTCACGGAGCCTCGTCAGATCGTGCGTGGGGTCAGCGCGTTCGAGCGCAGCATGTTGCGCACGACCCCGGGATTGCGCGCCATCAGCCCGGTAAACCAGCGTTCGACCGCTGGGCCGTCGGAGGGTCCATGAAAATGCAGATGCATGTCGCCACTCGCGCCGCCCTGCCCGATCATGTCCTGGAGTCCTTCGCTGAGCGGCGCCGGCAACACCATTTCGCGCGAGTGCAATAGCGCCGGGGTCGCGCCGGCAAAACTCGGCAAGGCCCAGCCCCCTGCCGCCGAGGGCACGATGCCGCCTTTCGAGAACGCCAACAGACTGCCGAGCCAGCCAAACAAGCCCCCGCCGCCGGCCGCAACTCCTCCAACGGCAGCGGCGCCGGCGCCTGCTGCTGCCGCACCACCGCCCAC